GAGCGCGGCGGGATCGATGTCTGGCCACTCGGCGACGACGATCTTGACCGGGAACCCGACGCGGAACACGGGGCTGTTTTACGAGACGCACCATCGTCTGAAGGATGACTGGTACACGATGCACGTCAGTTGCGTGGACAGTCCGCGTGTGAGTGACGACTTCGTGAACGAGATGAAGTTGCGCTATGGCGAGAACAGCCCGGCGTATCACGTGCGTGTGCTGGGGAACTTCCCGCCTGCCGAGGATGACACGGTCATCCCGGTCGAGTTGATTGAGTATGCGCAGAACAACACGGTGGAGATTGACGAGAACACGAACGCTGTGTGGGGTCTGGACGTGGCGCGTCACGGGAATGACAGCAGCGTGCTGTGCAAACGTCAGGGGCCTGTGATCCATCCGCTGCGGGTATGGCAGGGGTTGGATTTGATGCAGTTGACTGGTGCGGTGAAGGTGGAATTTGACACGTCGCCGCTGCATCTGCGCCCGGTGGAAATCATTGTGGACACGATTGGCTTGGGGGCTGGGGTGTTGGATCGTCTGCGGGAGTTGGGGCTGCCTGCGCGGGGGTTGAACGTGTCTGAGCGCGCGGCGGCCAATGCGACGTATCTGAATATGCGGGCCGAGTTGTGGTTTAAGGTCAAGGAGTGGCTGGAGCGGCGGGACGTATCGTTGCCGAAGGATGACCAGTTGTTCGCGGAGTTGGCGGGTCCGCGCTATACGTTCACCAGCAGCGGGAAATTGCAGGTGGAGTCGAAGGACAGCATGAAAAAGCGGGGGATGAAGTCGCCCGACCGCGCGGATGCGGTGTGTCTCAGCTTGGCGGGCGATCACACGACGATGGCGTATGGGATGGCGGCTTCGGGGCCGTGGTCGCGGCCCCTGAAGCGTAATATTCGCGGGATTGTGTGACGTAGCGCTTGCAGCATCATCCAGTATGGTCCAAAGTGGTCGTGTAGCGCAGGTGTTCTCCTCTTCCTGCTGCCTCGACCTGCCCGCGCGCTGACTCCATGCAGCGCGCGGGCTTTTTTGTTGGCCCGTCAAGTGCTATTGTTGGGGAAATTCGGGCCACGGGGGCGGAAGGGATCGCAATGCCGCAGGACATGAAGCAGGCGGGTGGAAACATCGCCGCGACACAGGAGACGTTTCGCGGATCGTATGACGAGCCGCGTGGCGGTCTGTTGGGGGGCTTCTTCGGAGGCCGGGACATGCGGGACGACAAGCCTGCGGTGATGCCCCGGACGCCTATGGACCGCTTCGGCGGCATGGCTCCGGCGATTGGCGGCGCGCTGCTTGGTCCCGTGGGGGCCTTGGGTGGGCTGGCCCTACAATCACGTCGGTATACTGGCATCCGTGACATGTTTGACGGCGGTGGCGCGGGCAAAGCTGGCCCGACCTTTCAGGGCGGCACGTATTCCGGGCTGCTGAACGCGCTGGGCGTGCGTCCGCGCGGGTTCCGAGATCGTCAGGCGGGCATTCTGGAGCGCCAGCAGGCCGCGCCGACCACCATGGCCGGGGCGATGGGTGGTGGCAGTCCTGCGGTGCCTGCGGTGGCTCCTCCGGCGGCACCCCCGGTGACGGCGCAGACGCCGAGCGGCCCGATCTACTCGTTCCCGTATCAGGACACTGGCGCGACCCCGGCCACGGCGTACCAGCCGTTTGCGCCGCTTTCATACGGGCCGCAGACGCGACCGTTTGTCGGCGCTCGGACGCCCGGCGCGACTGGGTCGCCCATGCCGACTGGTATGTTTAGCACCCCCACGCAGCCGCTAACCAATGCAACGCTCCCCACGACGGGTGGTGTGCCCGGCGCTTATCCGCGATCCAGTCGCTTCGTCAGCCCCGAGGTGTCGCGCAGCCAAGATGCTTATCAGGAAATGCTGCGTAGCCTTGGCACTGGGTCTCCGGCGGTGCCGACCCCGATTGGTCCGTCTGGCCTGACTGGCCCGGCTGCCGTGGCCGCCTCGCAGGCCGCATACGCCGACATGCAGCGCCGTTTGCAGGAAGCTGAACGACAGAGGCGCGAGCAGCGCTTCAACGAACTGTATCCCGGCATGATGGGTGGTGCCTGATGGACAGAGAATATCTGATTGAACAGGCGAGGATTGCAGCCCGCGCCGCTGGCATTCCAGAAGAACTGTATCTGGCCCAAATCCAGCAGGAGAGTTCTTGGAACCCGCAGGCGCGCAGCGCTGCTAGGGCTGTCGGCCTGTCGCAAATTACTCCTGACACCATGGAGACGTACGGCATTGATGCCGATCTTCTGGAAGAAGACCCTGTTTACCAATTGCAAGCTGGCGCAGAGATCATGGGCGATCTGTATGAGCGGTTTGGATCGTGGCCGCTTGCGCTGTCTGCGTACAATGCAGGCCCTGACAGCAGCGATCTGATGTACGATCAGGAAGATTATCGCCCCATCGCGCGCAACCCTGAGACGCAGCGCTACGTTATGGGCATCTTGTCGCAATACGAGCCGGAAAACGCGCTGTATCGCGAAGGTCGGCCTGTTCCGCGCCCCCGCACCATGGAAGAGCGCGCGGCGCTTGCTCGGGCTGAAGCCGCTGATCCGAATGCTGGCAGCCGGGACGAATTGGACGCCACCACCATGGCCCGCGAGGGGCTGCTGGAGGCGCTTTATTTTGATCATGGCCGCTTCGTAGATTTCGACCCGATTTCGCAGCAATATCTGGATCGCCGTCCGCAACCAACGCCGCAAAGACGCCCCATGGGGCTTCTCTCGCGATAGGAGCCACACATGGACCCCGAAGTGAACGACCTGACAAACGAGGTGCAGGAACTGGTCAACCCGGATTACATGCCGGAAGACGAGTTGCAGGGCATCGTGGCAAGCGAGATCGACGACGCGGTTGATTTCATCGACAACACTGTGTCGCCAGTCCGCGCGATGGCGACAGAATATTACCGTGGCGAGCCGTTCGGCGACGAAGAGGCGGGCCGCAGCCAAGTCATCAGCATGGACGTGCGCGACACTGTTCAGGCGATCATGCCGTCGTTGATGCGGGTCTTCACCAGCGGCGACAAGGTGGTCGAGTTTGTGCCGCGCGGGCCGGAAGACGTGGAGATGGCCAAGCAGGCCACGGAATACGTGAATTACGTGTTCCAGAAGGACAATCCGGGCTTCATGGTGCTGCACTCGGCCTTCAAGGACGCACTGGTGCGCAAGGCGGGCATCGTGAAGTTCTGGTGCGACTACAGCTATGAGACCCAGACCTCGGACTTCACCGGGCTGGACGACGCCGCTCTGGCGTCCCTGACCGCCGATCCCAACGTCTCGGTGGACATCCAGTCCACCTATGAGGGCGAACTGCCGCCCATGGCTGACGGCGAACTGGAGGCCATGCAGGCGCTGGGCATGCCCATGCCGCGTCCGCCGCTGATGCACGACGTGCGGGCCACCCGGCGCATGCCGAAAAGCAAGATCAAGGTGGAGGCCCTGCCGCCCGAGGAGTTCCTGATCGACCGCCGCGCCAAGTCGCTGGAGGATGCCGAGTTCGTGGCGCATCGCCGTGTCGTGACCGTGTCCGATCTGGTGTCGATGGGCTATGAGTACGACGACGTGATCGATCTGGCGTCGGACACCGACGACATGGACACGAACATCGAACGTCAGGTCCGCAACCCGGCGCTGTCGCTGAAGGACAGCGACCGCTCGGACCCGGCGTCGCGCAAGGTCACGTACATTGAGTGCTACATCAAGGTGGACCGCGACGGCGACGGGATCGCTGAACTGCGCCGGGTCTGCGTGGCGGGCGTCGGCAAGAAAATCCTGAACGATCAGGCGTGGGACGTTCTGCCGTTCGCGACCTTCTGCCCCGATCCCGAGCCGCACGACTTCTTCGGCATGTCGATTGCCGACATCGTGATGGACATCCAGCGCATCAAGTCGGTGGTCATGCGCAACACGCTCGACAGCTTGGCTATGTCGATCCACCCGCGCGTCGCGGTGACCGAAGGTCAGGTGAACATTGAAGACGTGATGAACACCGAGACCGGGGCCATCATCCGGCAGCGTGCGCCGGGTCAGGTGCAGCCGCTGGCGATGCCGTTCGTCGGCAAGGAGGCGTTCCCGGTGCTGGCCTATATGGACGACACCCGGCAGAACCGCACGGGCATCAGCAAGGCCGCCGCTGGTCTGGACGCCGACGCGCTTCAGTCTTCGACGGCCTCGGCGGTGGCGGCGACTGTTACTGCGGCGCAGCAACACATTGAGATGATCGCCCGGATTTTTGCCGAGACGGGCATGAAGACGCTGTTCCGGGGGTTGCTGCGGCTGATCGCCCAGCATCAGGACCAGCCCCGGATGGTGCGCCTGACCAACGAGTTCGTGCCGATTGATCCTCGGGCGTGGGACGTGTCCATGGACGCCGTGGCGACCGTGGCGCTGGGCCGTGGCTCGGATACCGAGCGCATGATGATGCTGAAGCAACTGGGCGAGATGCAGAAGGAGGCTCTGGCGACGCTGGGGCCGATCAATCCGCTCACCGACCTGCAGAAGCTGTACAACACGCTGGCCGAAATGACCTCGCTGGCGGGCTTCAAGGACACCTCGCGCTTCTGGTCCGATCCGGCCCAGTTCCAGCCGCCCCCGCCGCAGCCGGAGAAGCCGGACGTAAACGAGCAGCTTATCCAAGCCCAGATCATGCAAATTCAGGCCGACATGGCCATGAAGGACGCTGATTTGCGGTTGAAGCGCGAGAACGCGCTGCGCGAAGATGACCGCAAGCGCGACGAGATGGAAATCGACGTGTACATGAAGGCGGCAGAGTTGGAAGCCAAGTACGGCGCGCAGCTTAACGCCGAGCAGATCAAGAAGTCGGCAGCCATCGCCAAGGAGGTGATGAAAGCGCAGGCCGACATGGTGAAGGAGGCTGTACGTGGCGAAGAAAACCAAAGAGCAGGCCCTAGCGGACGCCCGAGAGGCTAAGAGGCTTCTGGCGGACGAGGCGCTGACGCGCGTCTTCGACGAATTGCAGCAGGAAATTTGGGATCAATTCAGGTCGGTATCCATGGGCGACGTGGACGACCTGATGCGAGTGCAGGCGGAACAACACGGACTGGATGTCTTGCGCCGCCGCCTGCAAATCCACGTTGACGCGGGGGTTATTGCAGAAAAGGGCGCGAAGTCTTAAAATAGGAGCTAGCGATGGCAGACAACGCAACTGGCGATCTGCGTGAAGCGCAACAAGCAATCAAAGCTATGATGGCCCCCCTTGAGGATACGGCGTCGAGCGAAGATGCGCCGGGCGACATGCCCGAGGGCGAGACCGAGATGGAAGCGGCGGAAGCCGTCGAAGTCGAGGAGGAGCCGACCGCCGAAGCCGAAGACTCCGGCGACGAGGAATACGAAGAACCCGGCGAGCCGCTGCATACCGTCAAGGTGCGCGGTGAGGACGTCGAGGTCACCTACGAAGAACTCGTCAATGGCTATTCGCGCCAAGCGGACTACACGCGGAAGGTTCAGGAACTGGCAGAGCAGCGCAAAGCTGTTCAGACGCTGGAACAGGAAATCGCCGCAGAGCGCGACCAGTATGCTCAACTCCTTCCTGCCATGCGGCAGCAACTGGAGCAGCAACTGCAAGCGGAACCCGACTGGGACAAGCTGTACGACCAGAACCCCATCGAAGCGACCAAGCTAGAGCGCAAGTGGCGCGAAGCGAAGGATCAGCGCGAGGCTCAGATCAGAGCCGTTGAGCAGGAACAACAGCGCATGGCGCAAATCCGGCAACGGCAACTGCAAGAGCAACAATCTGCACAGGTGAAAGCCGAGCAGGAGCGCCTTCCGACGCTGATCCCTGAGTGGAAAAATGCCGACACCGCGCAGCGTGAAGCTGCCGAAATCCGGCAATTCCTTCTGGGTAAGGGCTTCGCCGAGGCCGACGTGGATGCAATTACCCACGCTGGCGTCGTCGCACTGGCAAGGAATGCGATGCTTTTTGAGCGTGGCCAGAAGAAGATTTCGCAAGCGAAGAGCGAGCGGAAACAGACCGGGCCGAAGCAGATGAAGGCAGGTTCCAAGGGCACCCAGCCCCGCAAGCGTTCAAGTGTGGAAAAGGCGCAACAACGCCTCCGTCAAACTGGCCGCGTCGCCGACGCAGCCGCAGTCATCAAATCGCTGCTCTGAGGTCATAAAGGTTACCTCTGGGCGGCAAGCTTAGAGGTAACCAACCATGGCTATCGTCACCAATACCTTCACGACCTATGATGCCGTCGGCATCCGTGAAGACCTTGCAAACACCATCTCGAACATCTCGCCGGAAGAGACGCCGTTCATGTCGAACGTCGGCTCCGAAAACGTGTCGAACACCTTCTTCGAGTGGCAGACCGACTCGCTCGCCTCCACCTCGACCACGCCCGTCATCAACGGCGATGACGTGTCCTCGTTCGACGCCACCTCGGCAACCACCCGTCTGGGCAACTACACCCACATCCGTCGTCGCACCTACGTGATCGCGGACAACCTCGCCGCTGTGGACGAGGCTGGCCGTGCAGACGAAGTCGCATACCAAGTCGCCAAGCGCGGCAAGGAAATCAAGCGCGACATCGAAGCGACCCTGCTGGACAACAACGCCCGCGTGGCTGGCAACTCGTCCACCGCTCCCGAGACCGCAGGTCTGGGCGCATGGATCGCCACCAACGACAGCGTTGGCACTGGCGGTGCGGCTCCGACTGGTGACGGCACCGACGCTCGCACCGACGGCACCCAGCGTGCCTTCACCGAGGCGATGCTGAAGGATGTCATGCAGCAGACGTGGACCTCCGGCGGCAACCCGTCGATCCTGATGGTCGGCGCGTTCAACAAGCAGGCCGTGTCGGCCTTCGCTGG